ACGATAGGCTTTACAATTTGCAAGTAATAACAAATAGACAAAACACATCTAAGGACAAGCGAGGCGGTACTTCAAAATATACTGGAGTATATATGGATAAAAAAAAATGGAGAGCAGCTATAAGAATAAATGGTAAAATAAAATATCTTGGTCTTTTTACAGACGAAAAAAAAGCTGCCCAAGCATATCAAAACGAATTAAAAAAAATAAATGAAAGCAAAGAAACACACACAGATCCAACGCATACTTAGACTTGAAAACATAGTTGCCCAAATGTATGTAAAGTTAGAGGCACTAAAACTAATAATAGACAAAGACAATGAAAAAAAAGATTGATTACATAAGCGGAACAGAAGCCGCCTACATAGTAACAGAAAGAAAACAAATGCCAGTATTTAGCGGAGTACTCAAATACTTCCCAGATGCAATAAGAGAAGTAGCTAAAACATCTTGGATAGGCAATCAACAGCACCACCCAAACAAACCTTTACATTGGGATAGATCAAAGAGTGGGGATGAGTTAGACGCTTTAACAAGGCACTTAATGGAAGCTGGAGAGATAGACACAGATGGAGTAAGGCATAGTGCAAAAATCTGTTGGCGCTCTCTTTCGAACTTACAAAAAGAATTAGAAGAAAATGGGGAAGCACCCTTAAGCGATTATAACTTAAACAAAGAACAATGGTAATACATAACGAAATATTCTGCACTTACAGAATGGAACAAGAGAAAATAAACGAAGCGATACAACTTCTAAAAGAAAACGGATACATTATACAAAAGAAAGAAGAAGTATGAACTTAGACGAATTAATAAAAGAACTAAACAACCTTTACGGATTTGATATAACAAAAAGAGTAAGACAAAGACAATACTCTTACGCAAGAAAGGTGTATTGTAAACTGGCTAAGGAAGCTGGACACACATTACAATTATTAGGCAGTAAGGTAGGCATATCACACGACTGCGTACTATATCACAATAGAACTTTTAATACAGTAACACACAGCGATAAAGTAATATTTAACAAAATAGTTAGACAGTTTAGGTTGAATGTTGATCTGTGCAAAATGCCAAGAAAGAAAAAGGTGGTCAAAAAAATACCTAAGCAAGTCAAAGCACAAGACCTTTTACTAATAGACGAAATAACAGAAGTTCTAAAGAAATGGGAAACAGAAAACCTTATGCAGTTTATAAGCACAAGGCTGATCCCATACGACAAACTAATAAAAGCTACAAAGCCACAGATACAACCACAAAAGATAGAAGGTGCTAAACTAAAAAGACAAGTTAAAAACCCAGTGCTGTGCTAAAAAAAAATAAGTTTGTTTATATATTAGTAGTTTGATTAATCAAAGTTTTTCAAAAATATGAAAGTAGAAAACAGAGGCGGTACAAGACAAGGTGCTGGAAGAAAGCCAAAGGCACAAGAGCAAAAGCTTATAGAACGCTTAGACAATATAATAGACAAAGACGAAGCAATAGAAACATTAGGTAAGTTAGTAGCCAAAGGCGATATGAGAGCCTTACAGACCTATTTAAGCTATCGTTACGGAAAGCCAAAGGAAAGTATGGACATCAATAGTTCGGAAGGCTTAAACATCAATTTTAGAGATTTAATTAAGTTCGTTGATTGAGGTAAAAAAGAAATATATGCCTATTATTGAAAACGATAGTAGGTACTTTATTGTGAGTGGTGGGCGTGGTTCTGGAAAGTCTTTTTCAGTAAACGCCCTTTTAGTAATGCTAACCTATGAAGCTGGACACGTTATACTATTTACACGCTACACATTAACCTCAGCATACATCTCAATCATACCAGAGTTCTTAGACAAGTTAGAGCAGTTTGGATCAATAGAACACTTCCACATTACTAAGGACGAGATAATAAACAAAAAGACTGGTAGCAAGATTATCTTTAGAGGTATCAAGACATCAAGCGGAGATCAAACAGCTAACCTTAAATCTCTGCAAGGTATTACTACCTGGGTAGTAGATGAAGCAGAAGAACTAACAGACGAGCAGAAGTTTGACACGATAGATCTAAGTGTAAGGCAACAAGGCAAAGCCAATAGAGTGATACTGATACTAAACCCTACAACCAAAGAACACTTTATATACAGACGCTTCTTTGAAGAACGAGGGGTACAAGAGGGGAGCAACACACAGAAAGAAAACACTACCTACATACACACCACTTACATAGATAACATAGACAACCTATCTAAAAGCTACATAGACCAAATAGACCAGATGCGTAAGCGCAGACCAGAGAAATACAAACAACAAATGCTTGGTGCTTGGATGTCTAAAGCTGAGGGTGTTATATTTAGCAACTGGGTTATAGGAGAGTTTAAGAGATATAGCGTGAGTGTTTATGGTCAAGACATAGGATTTGCTGCAGACCCAAGTGTATTGATAGAAGTAAACATACACACCTCAACTAAAACAATATATTTAAGAGAATGCTTTTATTTAGAAAGGCTTACTACTTCGCAAATGGTAGAACTAAATAAGAAACACGCTAAGGAAAGCCTTATAGTAGTGGACAGCGCAGAACCCCGCCTTATACACGAGATGAAAGCCAAAGGGTGTAACGTAAAGCCAAGCATAAAAGGTCAAGGAAGTGTAACATACGGAATAAGCTTACTACAAGACTATGACTTAGTTGTAAGTCCAGATAGTACAAACCTCATCAAAGAACTAAACAACTACCGCTGGTTAGAGCGTAAATCAAACACACCAATAGACAAGTACAATCACTTAATAGATGCGATTAGATACGCTGTTGGCTACCAGTTGCAAAACCCAAATAGAGGTAAGTATATAGTTCACTAAATGTTAAAGAAATGTTAAAGTTTGTTTATAATTTGTTTATAACGTTTATTATGTTGTATATTTGTAGGGTACAAGAAATAGTACAAAGTTCTTTAACATAACCGACAAAGCATTAAGTATCTGCTGTAAGCAGTAGAAGAAGTGCTTTTCTTTTTTACGGAATTGTAGTGTACTACAATAGATGACAAGAATAGGTAGAAAAACTAAAAGCATTATTAGATGTAAATTCTTAGAGTATATGAAATAACTAAGTGCATTGAGGATGCTTCTTAAGGAGTATGAATGTGTATTGGTTGAGTTTATGAAATAACAACCCATTAGTAAAAAAGTTAAGATAGGTAATTTAACCCTTACAGACGTGTAGGGGTTTTTTTATGCCTAAAAATTATTAATTTTGTTTATATATTAATAAGCAAAGTAATATGAAAGTTAATTTAAGAATACCAACAAGCCTTAACGAGATAACCTTAGGACAATACCAAGAGTTCGCTAAGTTAGATGGCAAGTTAGAAGATACACACGACACAGCGATACAACTTAAGATCGTAGAGATATTTTGTAAAGTGCCAGAGATAGTAGTACGCAATATGAAAGCCACAGACATAGCAGAGGTATGCGAGATTATCAATACTATGTTTAACACTAACCACCAGCTTATAAATAAGTTCAGTTTAGGCGGTGTAGATTATGGCTTCATCCCAGAACTTGACGATATGACCTTTGGCGAGTATATGGACTTAGACACTTTTATAGGCGATAACGACAATTTACACAGAGCGGTAAACGTACTATTTAGACCAATAGAACACAAGCGAGGCGCAAGGTACACCATTAAAGAATATGATGCAGACACAAGCGAGAACGCTAAGGACTTTCCCTTAGATGTAGTATTAGGTGCTATTGTTTTTTTTTACAGTTTAGGCAAGGACTTATCGATGGTTATGCTGAACTCTTTGGACAGCAAGAACGAGAAGGCTTTAGCACAGCATCTAATTTCACATCCAAGTGGGGATGGTTTAACTCACTCTATGGAATCGCTCAAGGCGATATTACAAGATTTGAAAATATCACTAAACTAAATGTACACCAATGCTTAACATATTTAGAATACACAAAAGAGAAAAACCAAATAGAAGCATCACAGATTAAAAACAAATTCAAATAAAATGAGCCAACAAGGAATAAGAGGTTTTTACCAAATAACAGAAACAATAGAAACACAGCTATTAAGCGATGTGAATGTAAACACAGTTACAACTGGCGATATCTTCGACATTGACTTATCTAAGCAAAGTATATTTCCTTTGGCGCATATTATTGTAAACTCTGTAACACTACAAGAGCAAGTAATATCTTTTAACATAACTGTTATGGCTATGGATATTGTAGACGAAAGCAAGGATGCTACTACTGACATTTTTAGAGGCAACAACAACGAACAAGATGTACTTAACACACAATTAGCAGTTCTAAATAAATTGGTAATGGTGCTTAGGCGAGGCGATTTATATAGCGACAAATTTCAGCTTGAGGGCGATCCATCAC